ATGAATGAGAGCCGGCCGTTGTGTTAGATAAAGTTGTACCTTTATATGGGGCAGAAGTTCCACGTGTACACCCTGTCAATGTATGTGTAGTTCTACCTGTATATTGAATTGTTTCATTTTCATATTTACCTGTTTCACTATTTACTTTTTCTATAACAATATAACCAGCTGTTGGAAATTCAGATCCATCAGTTAAAACTATAGATGTAGCAGTGTCACTTATGTTTCCATTTAATGTTGTAGATAATTCTAAAGTTGTAATTGCTACTCCTCCTACTGGTTGTTTAACAGCTTGAAATCTAACATATGTTGTGCCTTCATTTAATTTATTATCTGGAAAAGATACACTTAAAACTTTTGATGCAGCTGTAGTTGTAAATGGGTTGTTAGGTAAAATATCTTGTACCGGAAACTCAACTCTTGCTGGTCTTGCATGTTGTAATCCTTGTGGATCAGCTCCTACAGGATGTGGTTCTAGTTGTGGTTGCTTAGGTTCAAATTCAGAAATATGTACCCACGCACCAGTCCATTCCTTTACCATCTCTCTATATGGAAAAGCTGCGCCTGATCTATCAGATATTGCTAATGCTCTACTACCTTTTGCAAATCTAGCCATTATACGTTTGGATAGTATGTCTTCGGAGTAATATATGTGCTAGCTGGAGAACCATCTTCTGATAATGCTCTTGCTAACTCATCCTCGTACAACAACTTCATCTCCTGTGTTCTTTGTGGTGCAAACTTCATAGATAAGTAATATGATAATCCTGAAATCATACATGGTACAAATCTAAAAGGTGTGTCACTTGCGTTAGTATAAGCTCCTGCATCTTGAATTCTTTTTACATAATAAACGTTTAAGTAATTAGACGCAGCAGTTGAATTAGGCATAGGATAAATAGTAATTGTAACTTTATCTATAAATCTTTGTACCCAATATTGAGAAGGTGTTCCAAGTGATGCTTTGTTAGCTGTTGCTGAATATGCATCTCTTGCAACTTTAGTTAAACCAATATCTGATTGAGATGTGGTATTATAATTTTGTCTATAAGTAACATTTAAAATATCTGA